ACAATTTATCACATGATTGGAGAAGTTTAAAAAATGATTAAAGACAGCGCAGAACGCATAAAAAGCGGTAAATTAAACAAAAGAGGAGATACTCGCGGTTGTTTTATAACTCATGGACACTCAAATGATAGAATTTACAGCATTTGGTGCGATATGAAAAGAAGATGCAAAAACCCAAAAAACAAAAGATATAACAGGTATGGTGGGAGGGGAATTTGCGTTTGTGAAGAATGGGAAAATTTCGAAAATTTTTACGATTGGGCAATTAAAAACGGATATGAAGAAAACTTAACATTAGAGAGAAAAAACATTGATGGAAATTATTGCCCTGACAATTGCGAGTGGATCACATTTGCGAAACAGCAAAGAAACACAAGTAGAAGCAGGTTTGTTACAGCAAATGGACAAACAAAAACCATCGCAGAATGGTCTGAGATCACTGGGATAAAACAAGATGTAATTAAACTTGGGTGGAGCGAACAAGAAGCGGTTACAATTCCAACAATGAGAATGGGAGGAAAAAGATGGCTGTTATAAAAGATTCTGGTGATAGAACCGTTTTTTCTACTGGTAGTGTCCGGGATATGCACGAAGGGAAAGGAGACATGGCATCTATTCCGTGGGAATCAGTCTTGAGATTGTCACGCCACTACGAAAATGGAGCGAAAAAGTATCAGCGATGGAACTTCAGAAAAGGCATACCGGTGTCAAGCTTTATCGATTCCGCTTGCAGGCACCTTGCAAAGTACCAATGCGGAATGGACGATGAAGATCATTTGGCGGCCGCCGCATTTAATATTCTGGGCGCAATGCTGATGGAAAATACAATGCCGGAAATGCAGGATTTGCCGCTTCGTCAAGGAAAAAACACATTTGATTATTTTGAAAGCAAAGTAAAAAGAAATGAGCAGGCCTGACCAGTTTACAAGAGAGATTGCCCCGTGTAAAAATTGCGTCGATCGCCACGAGGTTTGCTGGGGAGAATGCGAGAAATACAAGCAATGGAAGATGATGCTTGAAGAAGTGAACAGGCGACGCAGAGAATACAGAGAAAAATCACTCGCATATTACAATCCGCGCATTTATTGACAAACTGAATAATAATTGATAAAATAGTGTATATGGGAAACTGTATGCACTATTTTTCTGTTTGGAGGTGAGGCTGGATGGCTGGAAAAGATAATTTGCGCCCTGTTTCAAGCACGGAAGAAGCAAGGGAACGTGGAAGAAAAGGCGGTTTAGCCTCTGGTGAGGCAAGACGGAAAAGAAAGACACTTAAAGAAGAATTGCTTTTGATGCTTTCTGATGGGGATATTCAAGAGAAAATATCTATTGCATTGATTAACGAAGCAATCAACGGAAACAATGCAGGAAGTGTGACAAAGGCATTTGAGGTTATCCGAGACACTATAGGCGAGCGCCCCGTCGAAAAGGTGCAAGCGACGCAGACAGTTGTTGATATGAGTGCTTTTAGCACGGAAGAAATAAAGGCGATGCTTGACGATGACATACCGTGATGTACTCCGTTGCGAATTGGCAAGGCGTGACTTTTGGGAATACTGCAAACTGCTTGCACCTGACTTTTATAAAGAAGATCGGAAATTCCTGAAAGATAAATGTCGTGAA